TGTTCTAAACAATATTATACCATAACTAGTTATAGGTAATCTACAATTATGAAATAAATGACCACTCTTGTTACAATTATTACAAATATTATTTTTATTCATTTTATTTTTATATTATATGTTAAAATATAAATCTTTTTATATTAGTTTATGTAAATGGAACTAAATCCAGATGTTTGGGGTAAATGGTATTGGGGGTTTTTACATACAATATCAATAAATTATCCAAATTATCCAAACGCTGTTACAAAAAAAATGTACTATGAATTAATTAATAATTTCCCATTATTTATACCGTGTCAATATATATCTAATGATTTTAGTAAGTTAATTGTTTCTTATCCAGTATCTCCTTATTTGGATAATAGAGATTCTTTTATTCGTTGGATACATTTTATTCATAATAAAATAAATGAAAAAATGGAAAAACCGGTGATTCCATTAAATGAATTTTATATAAATTATTATGAACAATATAAACCCAAAGGTATAAAGTTTGAAGAGTTTAATAAAATTAAACAAAAAATAGTATATTTCATGATAATTATTCTTATTATATTTAGTATTTATTATTGTTATGATAAATAATATTATATATATATTATATGGATGTTAATAATACATTAGGGGGAAAAGCAATAGCTTCTGGAGGTTTTGGGTGTGTATTTTATCCTGCGTTAAAATGTAAAGATTCTGTAAATAGAGACTCAAATAAAATATCAAAATTATTTACAAATAAACATGCGTTAACTGAATATAATGAAATTCAATTATTAAAACCATTATTAAAACAAATACCTAATTATTCTGATTTTTTTATTATTAATAATTTAACATTGTGTACTCCAGATAAATTATCATCTGATGATTTAATAAATTTTAATAATAAATGTAACAGCATTACAAATAAAACAGATTTAACAATAAATAACAATTTAGATGAGTTTAAAATATTAAATATGCCATATGGTGGAATAACTATAAGTAATTATATTTTAAATAATATTAATGTTATTGATACCAGATCTTATATACATTTTATAAACATAAATAATTCGTTAATAAAATTATTGAAAAATGGAATTATACCTATGAATAATTTAAATATTTATCATGGAGACATTAAAGAATCAAATATATTAATAGATATAAAAGAGACACCATTAAAACCAAAAATAATTGATTGGGGACTAACAATAATATATAATAATAATAATGATGTAATAATTCCTAAGCAATGGTGGAATAGACCATTACAATTTAATGTTCCTTTTTCTAATATATTATTTTCAACCGATTTTTTCGACTTAGTAAAGGTTTTTATAAGTAACAAAACAATAAAAAAAAATTTAAACAATTGTAAAACATTTATGAAGGATTATATGACTATGTTTTTAAGAAAAAACACAAGAGGACATCATTTATATATACAATATATGTTTTCATTATTATTTGAGAATAAATCACAACATGAGAATATTATTATAGATTATAATTCTAAAATCTTATTTAAATTTAAAGGTTCAACCAATTTCGATTTTATGGCGTATATAAATACAGTATATAAAAAAAATCTCGACGTATGGGGTTTTATTGTTTCATATATTCCTATTTTAGAACTATTAGTAAAGAATGAGTATCAATTGTCGACAAATATTAGAACCGCATTAAAGAAAATAAAACAATTATTTATTAAATATTTATATAATACATCAACATCACCAATTGACATTAACACGTTAACCCAAGATTTACAGAATATAAATTTGTTATTTAATACAGAAATAAACAAGGGGCAAAAAAAGAATGTAAAAACTAAAAGGACAATAAATAGTCAGAATAAGAGTAAAAGGACAGTTAAAACTAAAAAGAACAGAACTTCCAAAAAGTATGAAACCTAAAAAAAAATCGTAAAAGATTAAAATTAAATAAGAAATCATTCCTGACGAACATTTTACACATGAAAGATGTATAAAATATCAAAATTTTTGCGAAGAGGTTAACAAAAAATGTCCAGTGGTGTAAATAATTTTATTATATTATTCTATTATAAAATGAGATTTGAAATATTTATATTCGGAATTACAATTTTTTTGATGTATAATACATATCATGATGGTAAGTATACAAAAATAATGTTGACTTGGAAAAAATATTATCAAATGGTTTTTTTTGCTGTTATTGGTGTTGGTATTTATTTAATGATGAAAAAAAATCCAACACAAGGTAAAAATATGTTAATGTACGCAAATAATATGGTAAAATATATGCCTATAAATAAATCATCTATGGATTTATTCTCGCCGATAATTGATTTAACATCCAATTACCAAAATAGTAATGGTGGTTTTAATCAAGGAGGACCTGGTGCTGAACAAAGAATATTAAATTCTGGAAAGATGGCAACAAAACGATGTGTTAGTGAGACAAAAAAAAAATATGTGGCTTCTAATCAAGATTGGAAGTGTGGTCAATGTAACGGTCAATTAAACGCATGGTTTGAAGTAGATCATAAAATTCGTTTAGAACATGGTGGAGGAAACGATGTAAATAATTTAGTTGCGTTATGTCGTGAGTGTCACGGACAAAAAACCGCAATGGAAAATATGTAGAAACAAAAATTTTAAATTATGGTTATATATTATATGGTTAATAATAGTACAATCGAGATAAACTTAATGTTTCGACCACTTTTAATAATATTTGGGTTAATAGTTTGTTTATTGTTTTTTTATTTTTTAATAAAATATTATTATGAATCGGTTAATTATTTTGTTATTTTTATTTTATTTTTAATTTTATTTATAGTTTTAATTTTATTTTTAATTTTTATACTATTCAAATTATCGACTTTATTTAATAGAGACACAGAACAATCGAAATACATGTTGTATTTTAAAAATATATTATCTCAGATACAAACTCAACTACAAAATGAATATAACTCAACATCACTAGTTTCAATAGTAATATTACTAATAATTAGTGTAATAATAATTTTATATTTTACTATACCATTTATAATTCAAAAAATAAATATACAAGGTGGAAGACAGCTTATAAAGGAACCAATTAGTACAAATACTTTAAATGTTATATCATCATACGAAAAATTAAATGGGACATCATCTTTTGAATATAAATATGGAATTTCATTTTGGTTTTTTATAAATTCATTTTCACCAAGTACAAATTCGAATTATAATAAATTCACATCATTGCTTAATTATGGCAATAAACCAAATATATTATATAATCCAAGCACAAATACATTGATGATAACAACTGAACAAAAGGGGTTACAAGAAACCGACAAATTATTAGATTTTGATGATAAAGGACATAGAATTATTTATAAACAACACAATATATTATTACAAAAATGGAATAATATAACAATAAATTATACCAATGGAACTTTAGATGTATTTTTAAATAATAAATTAGTTAAATCGGCCATAGAAGTAGTTCCGTATATGACATTTGATAATCTAGTAGTTGGAACAGAAGGTGGAATTAGTGGAGGTATTTGTAATTTGATTTATTTTAAAAAACCGTTAAACGCAATTAATATTTCTTATTTATATAATATTGTTAAGGATAAAACGCCTCCTATTATTAATAATTAAATGTTATATATTATAGATAAATTCTAAATCTATAATATATAATGAACCTAAAAAGTATTTTGTTTACAATTATAATTTTGGTATTATTTATTATTTTATTTAGATATATATTTAAGGATGTACATGGCATACAAAATGGAATTGTGAATGGTCAAACCCCATCTGTTGTTTCCGCGTCAAGTTTATCAGAAAATTCTAATTCTAATAACTTTGCGTATTCTGTTTGGTTTTATGTAAATGATTGGAATTATCGTTATGGAGAACCCAAAGTTATTTTTGGAAGAATGGGTAGTGTAAGTACCATAGGAGGTGGGTCTATTGATGGTATAAACGGTATAGACCCGTGCCCTGCGGTTGTTTTAGGAGCAGTTCAAAATAACATATCAGTTGCGGTTGGGTGTTATCCTGGTGCGGATACAGTTCCAACAATAACTGGTGGAAAATCAGTCGTCCATACATGTAATATAGCAAATGTTCCAATACAAAAATGGGTTAATCTTACCTTAAGCGTTTATGGAAGAACGCTTGATGTATATATAGACGGAAAATTAGTTAGAACATGTTTAATGCCTGGAATAGCAATGATAAATACAAATTCTGATATTTATATCACACCCAAAGGTGGGTTTAATGGTTGGACATCTAAGCTTCAATATTGGTCAAACGCTTTAAATCCACAAGAAGCATGGAATATTTACGCTAAAGGTTACGGTAGTAGTACAATAAATAATATGTTTGGAAATTATAAAGTAAATGTATCAATAGTAGAAAATGGCGTTACACAAAGTAGTAATACATTTTAATCAATAATTATAGTGTTTTTTTTATACAATATAATATATAAATGAATAGTCAAAGTATATCACCTTTTAATAGGTTTTCGGCAAACATACTAACATATGGAGATAGAGATTTTATAAATTCAAACACTTTAGTAGCAAAAATATCATTCTTTTTATTAGTTATATTTCTTTTTGTTGTTTTGCTACATTTAGGAATCTCTTTAATGGGATGGTTATTAACACCTTCAAAATCTCCTAAATTAATTAATGGAATGATAGACGCAAAAAATATGATTGTGTTTCCACAAGATCCAAATTCTAAAAATGCGGTTCCAATCAATAGGTCAGTGAATGCCGTAAATGGGGTTGAGTTTACATGGTCTGTATGGGTATTTATAGATAATTTACAATATTTATCTGGTCAATATAGACATATATTCCATAAAGGAAATGACCAACTTACAAATACAGGACTAAATTTTCCAAATAATGCTCCAGGATTATATATTTCACCGAATACAAATGCTTTAGTTGTAATTATGAATACTTTCAATGATATTAACCAAGAGATTGTTATACCAAATATACCTTTAAATAAATGGATGAATGTCATTATAAGATGTCAAAATGATAATTTAAATATTTATATTAATGGAACAATTACTAAAAGTATTAAATTAAAAGGTGTTCCAAAACAAAATTACGGTGATGTTTTTGTTGCCATGAATGGTGGGTTTGATGGTTATATTTCTAATTTATGGTATTATAATCATGCGTTAGGAACAACTGCTATTTCAAATTTAGTTAATTCAGGACCAAATTTAAAAATGTATGGTTCTAATTCATTTACAAATAAAATGAGTAAATATTTATCATTACGATGGTATTTTTATGGAACTGAAGATTCATATAATCCTTAAATTATTACAGCATTAAATATTTATTGTTCGTTAAATGTTAAATAATTATATTTATTATTATTATAATGAATAATAATAATAAAGAATCACCAAATATTTTTGTTAAAATTATTAATACCTTATTCAGTTTATTTATGCCTCCTAGAATAGAACATGAAACATATATTCCGATTACAACATTAGTCGATTTTATAGAACAATTAAAGGTTTGTGACAATAATATAGAAAATATAAAAGAATTAAATGTTGTCAACAATATTATTGAAAATGAAAATATAGAAGAAGTGAATGTTGTCAACAATATTATTGAAAATATACAAGAATTAAATATTGTCGACAATATTATTGAAAATGAAAATATAGAAAATATAAAAAAAATGAATGTTGTCGACAATATTATTGAAAATATAGAACAATTGAATGATGAATATATAGACAATAGTACGGAAGAATTATCTCAATCTTTTTTTGCGTGTGATATTGAACAACTCGCTAGTTTATTGTTTGAAAATAATATGAATTCAGAAAATAAATATAATTATTATTGTTTACAAGATACTCCAAGTAGTTATTCTGAATATAGTTATATAGACCAAACCACAAACATAGATAACACTGATAAAATTATACCCGTAAATTTGGATTAACACATACAGAATTTGTAGGAAATATTTCTCCAGACATACAAGTATCATTAACCCCAACTTCAGCACAACTACGAAACCCTCTATCTTCACCAATATAACACCATCCAGCTTTTCCGAGTTGAATACTACTGGTGGAATCATCCGCATGATAATCTTCACCTCCAACCTGTTGTCTCTGAGATGTGGTATTATTCAGTGCTTTATTTAATGTGTTATTTTGTGTTATGTCTGGATGAGAAAGAGTTATTGGTTGAATATTATGTTGTTCTATTTGTTGTGTTGTGTTTTCAATTGAATTAAGACCTTTATTAACAATATCTGCAGATGTATTTACTATTGATTGTGTTCCTTTTGCTGATGTATTTATTGTTTGTAATGTGGTTATACCTAATAGATAAGTTATTTTTTGAACAATTGGTCTAAAAACATCACTTATCGTTTGTGTTCCTTTTGCTAAATAAACAAAAATATTAAATCCTAATAATGATAAAATACCAAATATAATAATCCAAGTAGTTAGTTTAGTTTGTTTTATTGAATCAATAAAAGATATATTTGAAATGTTAGGGTCAGGTAGAATAGATTCAGATTGTGATAAATCAAAACTTGTATTATTCATTATAATAAAAATAAATATATTAAATTATAGGATACAACTTTAATTGAATGTTAATAAATATAAGAATTGATTCAAATCACCTAAAATTTCATCACGAATATTTAATAAATCTGTATTTGACATTTTCATTATAAATGCGTTATTTGTTAATCCAACCAAAAAGGATTTGAATTTTTCAATTTGATTTTTCAATTGTGCCGGTGTATTCAAATCAATTAAGGATATTTTGGGTTGTTTCAATAAATTAGTTCTTTTTTCTGTTTTCCCTAATAAAACCTCAACGAAATGGTCAATATGTTCATTTAATTTATCATATAAACCATCTGTTGCTTTATGTGTTGCGTAGCTATATGTTTTCCAATGGTATAATTTTACCATGATTAACATTTCTAGAAATTTACATGTGATATCTTGTTGAAAACTAGCACTATTTCCCTTTATATTTTTTTTAGTATATCTGTTTTTATAACTTTTGGTCATATATAATATAAAATATTATAATCTGGGTATAAAGGTTTCACCGAATGAATTCATTTTATCTAATTTTTCAATGGTTTTTTCTAAATTGTTGTTTGAAATATTTGTAAATAAATAATCAGTTCCAGGTGATTCTTCATTTTTTTTGATTTGTTTATAGATGGTATCTATTTGTTTAGTTACATTTAAAATGATGTCTTTTTGTTTTTCACTTACTATTTCTTCATTTAATTTAATATTTTCGGTTAAAAGGGATACTACAAAATATAAAATATATTTGCGTTTTTTACAACAAGTATTGGAATATTTAAGAGTAAATAAATTTAATAAACTATTTACTATTTTTTTAATTAAAGGATTGTTATTGTCGACATGTTTAAAAAAAACATCCCAAATAATCCATATTACATCCATTTGGTCTTTACTATTTACACTAATATGACTTCTTCTTTCACATTTAAATTTTTCTTTTTTTGTTTTACATATATGTTCAAATTCTAAGATCCATTCAATCCAATAACACGAATTAATATTATTTTTTACATCTACTGATAAATTATAAGATAATTCATTAATTGCTATAATTATTTCTTTAGGGTCATCTTTTAATATGACATTTTCAATATAAATAAGAGATGGTGCATTAAACCTTTCTGTCATAAATGTTAAATCAAAATCTTCTTTTTTTATTTTGATTTCATTAAAACTGTGTTTTCGTTTAGAATCGCATAATACACACATTACTTCACTAAATAATTTGCGTATGTTTTCATTATTTCTCATTTTAAGTTCGTTGTTGACATATCCACCCGATACAATTTTTTTAAAGTTGTTTATTCTTAGTTCTAAATATATGGCTAGTTTTGGATTACCTATATGTATATTTTTACAATAAAAATATAAAATTATATCCCATAATTCACAAAAATTACCAGAGCAAATTAATTCTGCGCTCCAATAACAAGCCGGTTCAATTTTAGAGTTTAATAAGCTATTTAGAAGTTCTTTTTTAACATCAGATTTTTTGAATTTAGAAAAGGTGATTCCTTTAAACATTTTGGGGTGTCTTATATCATTTATTTCTGAATCAGACATATAATAAAAAATATACAAAAAAAATATTAACAATACATATAAATGAATATGTTTGTAACCATTACAAAAATGTATAAAAATATATCCAATTGGGGTAAAATAATGATATTTTGTGTTTTGTTTTTAATTTTAGTAATATTATTTAAATCATTAAAACAGGAATCACAACATATAGAAGGATATGAACAAAACGATAATTTTTTATTAAAAGTTGGTGAGAATATATATGATGATTTTTATGCAGATATATATGATGAATTAGTTTATAATGAAATGAAGGATGATTATGAAATTGGAGAAATTGTAAATAAAACCGGACCTACAACTCAAAGTGTTATTTTAGATATTGGTTCAGGAACCGGACATCATGTATCTAAATTAAATGAACAGGGATATAAAACTATTGGTATGGATTTATCCCCTTCAATGATTAAAAAATCAAAAGAGAATTTCCCATCATGTCACTTTATATTAGGGGATGCTACAGGAAACCCTGATATTCAATATAACTCTTTTACACATATATTGTCTCTTTATTTTACAATTTATTATATGAAAAATAAAAATAAATTTTTTACTAATTGTATGAATTGGTTAATGCCTGGTAGTTATTTATTATTACATTTAGTAGACCGTGAAACATTTGACCCCATTTTGCCTGCGGGACAAGGGTTTTTAATAGTTAGTCCACAAAAGTATTCAAATAAACGAATAACGAAAACAAAGGTAACGTTTGATAATTTTGTGTATAATGCGGATTTTGATTTAGATGAAAATAAAAATGTTGCTATTTTTAATGAGAAGATAAAATTTAAAGATACAGATAAAGTTAGACAAAATCAACACATTTTATATATGGAAGATACATCAACTATTTTAAATATGGCACAACAAGTTGGATTTATAATTGATGGAGAGATTAATTTAATGAATTCTGGATATGATTCACAATATATATACATTTTAAGAAAACCTGTTTAGAACAACGCGCTTTAATTGTGAAAATATGTAATACGGATATTTATTCAGTATATTTAATGTTTTCGTTTATATAAATATATTAAATACATAATTTAATTAAAGATATAAAATGTTTATTTGTATTTTGTGTAAATCCCTAAATTTTCAAATTGAAAATCATACAATTCGTAATAATTTTGAAGATATTTATAAAATTCTAAAATGTATAAATTGTTCTCATATTCAACTATTTCCAAATGACTATGACACAAATGAGTATTATAATAATGATACCCAAGTAAAAGAAATATTAACAATAAGTGATAGAAGTAAATTACATTACAACGAAATGCTTAAATTTGAATCATTAAAAAGATTAAATATATTACAAAAACACATTATTCTCAAAGATAATTTGAATGTAATTGATATTGGAGGAGGGTCCGGAGAATTTATTACATTATTAAACAAAACAAAATATAATTTAAAATTATCTATTTTAGAACCTGGAGTTAGTAGATTAAATGAATGTATATTAGATAATGTAAATAGAATAAATCAGTCATTAGATGACGAATTTACCCAAAATAATGAAGGTTTATTTGATATTGTTACATCATTCCATGTATTGGAACACACAATAGATCCTATTCAATTTGTAAATAATTGTTATAAACTATTAAAACAAAACGGATTATTATATATTGAAGTTCCAAATCAAGATAACGATTTAATAAAAATAAGTGATTATTACAAAAATAATATTTGGTATTGTAAATCTCACATATCGTATTTTACAAAAAATACATTAAAATATATATTTAATAAATTGAATATTAATAATTATGTGATAGGTTCACAGGAAAGATATGATTATGAAAATTATACGCATTGGGTAACACATAATAAACCACAAAAAATACCAACTTACTATAAAGAAGACGTTATGGGTATGACATTGGATGAAACTACATGGTTAATGAATAGAGATGTAAATATTACATCAGAAGCAATATACGCAATTATCCGTAAATAATATAATTATACGTGTTTTTGTTTGTGTATTCTTTGAAAATACAAAGATGTATCATTAATATCCAGATTAGACCTAAAGAATGGAAATCTCAATAATTCTGATTTTGCGCCACTATTATATAAATTATCATACATATATCCATCAATATTAAATGTTGAATGATTATTAAGTTCGTATATAATTCTACCCATGTATCTTTCACTTGCTTGAGCTTCTACTTGTGAAGTAACTACTATATTTTTTATATAATTAAATAATTCATGTATTTTTGTTTTATTACATATGAAGTTTACACCAAAACACATAGTGAAATTATTCATACACGAATATAACCCTAAAGGGGTTAATACTCTTTTTATTTCATTTACCAAATAAGTATGCGGTTCTGAATGTTCCACTATAGAACAAATATTAATATTCATATTATTTAAAATGTTAAAATCATATTTATTTATTAAAATAAATTTATCTTGTGAAAATATGAAATAATCAAATGAATTAATTAAATTATGTTCAATCAAATAATTTAACCCATATATATATGCGCCTAATTCCCTTATATTATTCGATGAATTAACTAATATAATCATATTTTTATAACAGTTAAATAATACTCTAACATCTTCTAAATCTTCAGATTTATTATCTACAATAATAATATAACTATTTTTATAATATTTTTGTATATTGTCAACATATATTTTTATTAAATTTGTACCTTCTAAATGTCTAAAATATTTTTGTGCAATAATAAAACACACCGTATAATTATCAGAATTATTCATAATATTACAAAATAGGATTAAAGTTTAAGTCATTATTTACAAGTATATATTTAATTGTAGCATTTTTATATTTATATAATAAAGGACATCCAAAATCTTCTTCCTCGGATGTACTTGGAACTACTTGTTTATGTTGATAATACGCACTTGTGTAAAGGGGTCCATTTACTACTACTATTATTTTTTCGCATTTATCTGATATATAAATAAAATTTTTTAAAAATGCGGAACCAAAATTTATTATTAATAATTTACAATTATAAATAGTATGGATTAAATCAAGTTCATTCATTTGTTCGATTTTAAACATATTATACATTTTACAGAAATTATTTACTGTATCTTGATTAAAAATACCATATTGATTACTATTATTGGTATTACTTGTTTTTAATAAACATAAATTTTCATTATTTGTTATACTTATTATATTTGTTCTTAATAAATATTTTTGAATAAAAATATCAGATGACTTTATTAAATTTCCAACAAAAGCATGGTATTTGTTTGGTATATGTGTAATAGATTTGAAAATATATTTTTTATTGTTTTCAATATAAATAATTTTGTTTTTATCGATTAATTTTATTTCACATAAATAATTAAATATATCCAATATACCTTGTTGGCTATCCTTATAAAAAAGGATCTTAAGGTCTATATATTTATGAATATTATGTAAGTATTCAATTATCATATAATAAAATCCGGAAAATCCATGAACAGACCCTCTAGAAAATGTTGTAAAAAGTTGAATTACATCTTCATCTACACAAATAATATGATTGAATACATTTGTAGATGTAATATAGTTATATTCGGTTTTTAAACCACTATATGATGGGATTAAATTATTATATATGTTACGATTTACATCATAATGAATGTCTTTAATTAAATATAACCATTCATTAGAATAATAATTAATATAATTAGAAGTACTAAGGTTTATACTAATTATTGAAATCCAAAAATCGGTATTATATGTATATAAAAAACAATTTGGTATGGTTAAATCTCTATTTAATAAATTAAACATTATAATAATTAAATATATAATAAAAATACAATTTAAACAAGTAAATATTATATTATTTACTATGATATTCAGTTTAAATATACAAAAAGAAGATTATTTTATTGTTACATATGAATTAGAAGGTGTTAATAGTTTACATGATGCGGCATGGGAGTTGGCAATAGGACAGAGTGTTGGTAATCCAAATGTTCGTAATCAATGGGAAACTGATGAATTATTTGAAAAATATTCTGCTAAAATAATAGGAGATAAAGAAGAATTAAAAATGATTAAGAGAGGAATTATTGATATAGCATTTCCAATTGTAAATACTAATTGGAAAGAAGATGGAATAACACAATTATTAGTTCAAGTAATGGGAGGACAAATGGATATTGATAATATTAAATATTGTAGATTATTAAATATTTATTTTCCCGAAAATGTTAAAAAATATTTTTTAGGTCCAAAATTTGGGATTAAAGGAATAAGAGATTATTTAAAATTAGAAGGAAAACCAATATTAGGAGCAATTATTAAGCCTAAAACTGGTATAACTCCCGATATATTATTACAAATGGTAAAAGAACTTGTAGAGGGTGGTGTAAATTTTATTAAAGAAGATGAAATCTTATCCAATCCGGATTTTTGTCCAATAAATGTTCGTGTTCCATTAATTATGAACTATATTAAACAAACAGGTAAAAAGGTAATTTATGCTGTCTGCATAAATTCAGATTTTCCTTATGTAATAGATAGAGTTAAACAAGTGTATGAATTAGGAGGTAACGCTGTTCATGTTAATTTTTGGAATGGATTAGGTGTATATAAAGCAATTCGTGAATTAGACCTACCTATTTTTGTTCATTTTCAAAAATCAGGTGATAAAATTTTAACAGATATTACACATAGATTTTCAATTGATTTTAAAGTAATTTGTTTGTTAGCTGGAATGATGGGAGTTGATTTCATACATGCCGGTATGTGGGGTGGATATAGTTCTACCGATATGAATGAATTAAAAAATACATTAAATATTTTACATGAACATAAAGTTATGCCTGCTTTAAGTTGTGGTATGCATCCAGGCATAGTAAATGCGATTGAAACTAATTTGGGTATAGAATTCATGGCTAATACAGGAGGTGCTATTCACGGACACCCAAATGGAACAAAAAATGGTGCTATTGCTATGAAAAGTGCGATTGATAAAAACTTAGACTGTCCTCAATATAAATTAGCAATTGAAAAATGGGGACTTATATGTTAATAAAATTCGTTATAATTATTATTTATTTATAATAATTATATTTAATATGAATGATGAATTAAATGTTATTATTCCAATGGCTGGTATTGGATCAAGGTTTTTAACATATGGATTTAAAGAAAATAAATATTTATTACCCGTTGATAAACACTTAACAAAAATGATAGAAAAGGCAATTCTTACATTAAATATAAAAAATCATAATGTATGTTTTATATTTATTTTAAAAGAAGAAAATAATGTAATTGATTATAAACTAAGACAATTTTTACAAGATTTAACAAAATTACATAATTATAAATGTAAAATTTTAAGTGTTTCAAAATTGACAGATGGTCCCGCGTGTTCCGCATATGAAGCAAAACATATTATAAATAATAATGTCCCGCTTATTATATCTAATTCAGACCAATTATTAGATTGGAATTTTGATAACTTTTATAATTATTGTAATAATTACGATGGATGTGTTTTAACATATAAACCAAATTATGAGTTAGTTATTGGAACAACAGATAAACATAGTTTTGTTCGTTTTGAAAATAATATTCCTATTGAATTTGTAGAAAAAACGGTTATTAGTGATCAAGCATTAGTAGGGGTACATTATTATAAGCAAGGAAGATATTTTATAGATGCGTGCGATTACTTATTTAAACATAATATTCGAGCACCAAATAATGAGTTTTATTTATCTTACACATATCAAGCCATGATAAATATTGGCGGGTATAATATTGGAACATATAGATTACCAATTCAAGAGGTTTTTTATCCAGTTGGTGAACCAATTGATTATTTCAAATATTATAATAAATTTACACAATTACCAATATATAAAATAGATGAATATAAAAATATAAATAATTATGAATATTTCAAGGTTGATTTTAAACATAAAAATGAAGAACTTGTTGTTAATAATGAATTACTTATTATAATAAAAGGAAAAATTCACAATCAAACAAATATTGTGTTTTTATGTAGAGACAGAAATATAATTAAATTCGAAGAAGATACATACTTTTTGCGTGTGTATAATATTATAAATGAATCTGTGTTGAATATAAATATAAATGACTATACAAGAGGATGGATAATTGGAAATTTTAAACCATCAATTAAACAAACTCCAGATTTTGAAATCGGTATTTTAACCCATAAACAAAATGAAAAATGGGATTTTCATTATCATAAGTTATGTGTTGAAATTAATATTTTAATAGAAGGAAAAATAAATATTAATGATAATATTATAGAAAATAATAATATATTTATTTTCGAAAAAAATGTTATTTCGTGTCCTATATTTTTAGAAGATTGTAAAATTCTTTGTATTAAAATACCATCAAATACCAATGATAAATATATGATTTAATAGATGGTATTTTCAATTGTTTTAACATAATCCGAACATATACCATAACAATCCATATTATGCTTTAATGAGTTAAAATTATTGATTTCGGGCATCAGTATAATACTTATTGTCTTGTTAGGAGGTATCTGGTCAGGATAACACCAAATGTAACCTTTACTTGTTAATGTATATGAGTCGGATTGATGCCAAAAAATATTTAATTCTTTATATTGAATTAAATAACCAAACGCTTCATAATTTTTACAATGAATCCATAATTTCATTGAATTATTTAATAAAAAGTTAATATCAATTTGATAATTTGGTGTATCATGACCTAAATATAAAACAGTATCAATTAATCTTATATCTATTTCACAATCATATTTTAAATTAATTGCCTCCAAAATATATTCAGGTAAATTTTCTTTATCTTCGTTTATTCCATTAATATTTCCACGATGTGCGATTAATTTCATATTATTATATAATGGGAATTATTTTAAGTTTTTATGATAACACAATTAATAAACCAAAAAAATAGTTTAAATAATTAATAAAATGACTATTAATGATAAATGTTACATTAATAACAGGAATAACTGGTCAAGATGGTTCTTATTTAGCTGAATTTTTACTTGAAAAAAAATATGAAGTATGGGGAATAATTCGTCGTTCATCAAACATTAATACATCAAGGATAGAACACATATTTAAAAATTTAAATCTAAGATATGGAGATTTATCTGATGGTATAAACTTATTAAATATTTTTAATGAAATTAAACTTAAATATGGGGATACATTAAATACTTTAGAAATTTATAATTTAGCGGCAATGAGTCATGTAAAAGTATCTTTTGATATGCCTGAATATACAGCAAACATAGATGGATTAGGTGTATTACGATTATTGGAGTCCGTTCGTAATTGTGGAATACCAAAAAATAAGATAAAGTTTTATCAAGCATCAACCTCAGAAATGTATGGTAAAGTCGTTGAAGTACCTCAAACCGAAACAACTCCTTTTTATCCACGGTCGCCATATGGGGTTGCTAAATTATATGGTCATTGGATTGTAAAAAATTATCGAGAATCTTATGGAATATTTGCGTGTTCTGGTATTTTATTTAATCATGAAAGCCCACGAAGAGGACATAATTTTGTTACTCGTAAAATAACAATTGGATTAAATAAAATAATTAATAATGAAATAAAACATTTAACATTAGGAAATATTAATTCTTTAAGAGATTGGGGACACGCAAAAGATTATATAAAGGGTATGTGGTTAATGCTACAACAAGAAATACCAGATGATTATGTTTTATCTACAAATGAATATCATAGTGTAAGAGAATTTATTGAAAAGGCCTTTGGTTATAAAGGGTTTGAAATACAATGGAAAGGATACGGAATTAATGAGGTTGGATATGATATTAAAAGCGGAAGGGAATTAATTAAAATCTCCGAAAAGTATTTTAGACCTGCGGAGGTAGACGAGTTATTAGGTAATTCAACAAAAGCCAGGAAAGAGTTAAATTGGACATGTGAATATGATTTTGATATGATTGTAAAAGAAATGGTTGAATCTGACACATTACACTGATTAGAAAGAACACGATACAAAAATTCTTAATACCGTTAAATAATTATTTTAAAAAAATAATTAATATTATGTATGATTATTTATACTACATAATATTTATACTTATCTTCTTTGTAATAATGTATTTTCGTATAAAATATGGGTTTTGGATATCTCAACCGGTTTTTCATTGTTATGACATTTGTTATATGTTTTTTCCTCGTGGTATAATAAATGATGAACTACCCGAAATAAATAAATATACTAATTTAATAAATATTAAAACAACAATATATTCTGAAATATCTGAATTGAAAATAACTCAGTTTTTAAATTTTATAAAATTAAATTATTTAAGAAATGGGGATAATATGTTTATACCAAAAAAAGAAAGTTTAACTTGTTATTTTAAAGGACATATGTTCCCTTCATTTTTTTCATTTTATACAGAAGATTATCTAATACAAGATTTAAATAATAATACTACAATAACAGAAGATAAAATAATTGGTTTAATGACATCTAGACCTTTACATGTGACAATAAATAATATAAATAAAAAACAAAAAATTAAAAATACATTTTATGTTTATTATGCGGATTATTTATGTGTTGATATGAACTATAGAAAAAAAGGAATTGCTCCACAAATAATACAAACACATGAATATAATCAAAGACATAAAAATCCAAACATTTGTGTTTCATTATTTAAAAGAGAGGATGAATTAACAGGAATAATGCCTTTATGTATTTATAAAACATATGGGTTTCCGGTATTTAAATGGAGAAAGCCTCATGAGTTGTCAGCAATATATTCTATAATAGAAATATCTAAACAAAACATGTATTTATTAATCGAATTTATAAATGAAAATAAATTTGATATTATAATTATGCCTGAAGTTTCAAATTTATTGGAATTAATAAATACAAAGAATCTATTTGTTTATGTCATTATATTTAATGACCGAATTTGTAGTGCGTATTTTTTTAAAAAGTCGTGTACATTTGTAGAGAAAGATATGGAGGTCCTTAATTGTATTGCTTCCATTAATAATGGTGTATTAGATAATAATATTTTTATTCACGGATTTAAAATTATTTTTTGGAATATTTCTGAAAAATATAATTTTGGTTTTTCTGCTATTGAAGATATATCTTACAATAATATTATAATTGAAAATATATTGTTAAAAACTAAACCACAAATAATAAGTCCATGTGCGTATTTTTTTTATAATTTTGCTTATCCAACATTTAAAGCAGATAAAACATTCATTCTTAATTAACGAACATATTTACCAGCACGAGCAAAACTATCGCATACAAAAATAATGAAAATGCCTAAAAATGAATACAATACAACTTCTTCAGTAACATTATTTGTTTTTTCATCTTGTTGTTCTTCAAGTAAATGAATCATATAATTTAATTTCTGCATAAGAATATCATTAGATGTTGCGGGTTCTTGGGGTGATACATATTGATAATATTGTCTATTATAATTATTTATTTTTGGTTCTTGTTGTGTGTTATAATTAGGAATCATATTTTTATAATATTTTTCTGCCGTTTTATGATCGCCATAATTATCATTAAAATTATTTAAATCTAAATTATTGCTATTATCATAATTTGGTGATGGTTGCGAACCTAAATTATGAGTATTCTCAATGGTTTGCATATTTTCAGTTGAAATTGTTTTTTGAACACCGGATGATTGTGGTTTTGGTGGAGGATTAAAATAATCACCAAGCGTATTATTATCGTCTGAATCCTGATTTTTATGTAGGGACTGTAAAACAGAATTTACCTTTTCAGAATTATAATTATCTTTAGGATATCTTTTTTGTGTTCTATTGTGGGCGTTCTTTTTTTTATCAATGATACTTTCTTCGTTAGTATCATTAGTTAGATTATCAAATGGAGCAGCGTATATTGCTAAAGAAGACATTATTAATAAAAATTTAGATTATAATTTATAAAAGAGACTGAAATAAAAAATATTGGTTTATTTATATAAATATGAATCTTAACAATTCAAATGTTCTAACTGTTTTTATAGTTTTAATATTATTATTTATTTTAATAAATCGAAAAACAGTATTTAATACATTTTTAGGAAGATTATTTATAATAATTGCTTTAGTATGCGTTACATCATATAATATGCTCGCAGGAGTTCTTCTTGTATTAATTTTTATGGTTATGAATAATCATTTTATTAGTGATTTTGAAGGAATGGAAAATTCTCCAGAACCAGACCAACAAGTTCAAATTAAACAAAAAATAACGGCAGAAATGGCATCATTAGGTATTCCAACTTCTTCTGAAAGTGAAGAAAAAATAGAACAGCCAAGCACAACTGATGTTGCTGAAAAAGAACGAAAACTTTTAGTTGGTAACCAATCAAATAGTCTACCTGTTTCATTGAACCAAACTTCAGAAAATGCGGTTGCTAATAATCCAGGTAAAGAAGGATTTATGAGTTATGCGAGTCTTTATTAAATATATCGATATTTTTATAATATTATAATTATATAATGAAAATTATAATATTAGTTGTGATGCTATTACTTATATATTATATAAACACAACAACAACAATTGAAACATTCACACCCGGTTTTCGCACATTTTATAGGCCTCGTGTTAGACATTTCAGGTATTATTTGAATAAGTTACATAATGATTATTACATAAATATAATCCATTATTTTAGAAAACTTGGAGTATGATGATTACTTTTTTTATAATTGTAATATATGACTAAGAAACCAAAACTAAATAATACTCAACCTATTAATACTGGCGGTCAAATGATAAACCCATTACAACAAGGTTTAAATTATATACACGAACATATTATGTTTTTAAATAGTAGTAAGTTTTTTGCTGGTGTAATTATGATTTTACTTAATATGGGAGGTAAATTAATATCAATACAATTTAGTAAATCAACCGAAGAATATATGAAATATAGTTTAAGTAAACAAATTCTGGTATTCTCGATGGCATGGATGGCTACTCGTGATATTTATACCGCGTTAATATTAACAGCTGTATTTACAGTTTTATCTGAATATTTATTTAATGAAGAAAGTAAGCTGTGTATTGTTCCTCATAATTATAGAATTTTACATAAATTAGTAGATATAAATAGTGATGGTAAAGTATCTGATGCAGAAATTGCGAAGGCAAATGCTATATTAGAAAAATATAAAAAAGAACAAGAGGTACAAACCCAACGAAACGCATTAGATAAATTTCAATATTATATGAATGATATGAATACCATGTAATACGCCTCAATAATATGTGTGATGTATCATTAAACTCATCATTTTAATAATATAAATTAAAGATACGAATAATAAGGACTCTAATGTGAGTTCATCTAATCTAAATGGTATATATTTTGATAAATATTTAGAATTGGATTTAGAGTTGAGTTTAGAATTGGGTTTTTTCTTATTTGTTTGTTTAATGCGTGGGTTTTTAAACAATTTTAAAAAAGATTTTAACGCATATATATTTAAATATTTTAATTCCAATAACATTAGCGGACATGTTCGACAAAATAACACTAACAATACATTTATTGTTATTATTATTATCATCATAAATAAATGTAAGATATTTGAACTTATTAAAACGACTAATGTCAGTAATAAAACATAAATAAAATGAATAGTTATGTATATGACACCGATAATTAAGTCTATATTATTTTTATTGGTAAAAATATTATAAAAAAATAATAAATATATTTCTAATATATTATAATTTGATAAATCAATCATAATATTTATTATAAATTAATATTTCTCTTTTTACGGGTTATCCATATCTTTTGTAATTATTCTAATTAGTTAATTAATTAAATATATTTTGAATTGTAACTTATATTATGAATATAATACTATGTCTTACAAGTATATTTCAATATATGGAAGATTATATATTATCAATAGTAAATATTATCAAAGGTGTAGTAATTTTAATTGATAATAATAGTGTCATTCATTTTACAAATGACAACAATTATATATTTATAAAAGAGATAGATGATAAGTTATTTAATTATATTGAAAATAATAATGTATATTTAATAAATACAGAACAACTTTCATCAATTATAAATCAACAATCAATAAATAAATATCCAAAACAATTAAATATTATAGATTATATGTCTTCCAATCTTAAATATTATGATAATAAATATACTAAATATTTGCTTCCTTACCAGATTAATTTAAATGAAATTTATAATTTTGATAAACAAAAAGATGTTGGTATAATTGGTGTATCTTGTAATATTCCTTTTAGCAGACAAAATGTAATAAATTTGTTAAAAGAACAAAATATAAATGTTGATATTATTACTGGGTGGAATAATACAAGAGACATTGAACTATTTAAGTATAAAATTATTCTTAATATTGGGTTTCATGATAGTTATAAAATAATGGAATCATTTAGATGTGATAGGTGTGTGTATAATAAAATTATAGTTATTAGTGATACAAAAGAAGATATACATAATTATTATTTAAAAGACTATATTATTTATACAAATTATCAAAATATACACGATATAACAATCGAAGTATTAAACAATTATGATTATTATTATAACAAGATATTTTCAAACTTCACTCTAGAAAATATCAATACGACCTTGTTTAATTTATCAAAGGATATAGTAGATAAACTAAACTGTAATAATATTTGATTATATAATAAAATCCATTATATAATCAACTTTGTATAAAAACAAATAACATCCGGTTTCTTCGCATTTTTTGAGAATGAGAGGGCTAACTTTTTGAGGAGGATTTTTTTTAATTTTTTCGTTTATTTCATACAATTTAGTATTTAATGGTATGGACGAATGATTATATAATTTATCAAGTAAATCTGTAAAATTATTTATATTTGTATTTCCTATTATAGGTGATTTTGATGTTGAAAAGTGTTTTTTATATTTTACTTGCCAATCATTAGCTATATTATTTACAATAATTATTTTATTCATATATTGTTCAATATATATACCAGGAACAGGAACTGAATTATTTATGTTTGCGAATACATTCGTAAGTTCAAATTCTGTTAGATTAAATCTAATATTTACAATTAAATATTGTTCCAGTAAATAATGAATATCCGAATGTTGGTTTTCTTCTTTAAGTAATGACAATGCAGTTAAACGATGAATACCATCTAATACTTCAAAATGATTTTTATTATAATATAAATAAATGATTCCCATCATTTCTTTGTTTGTGTTATAAAGATTTTGTGAAATCTCTTTACATCTTGTAATATCCGCAGGTCTATTCATATGCCAATTTAAAATTTTTTGTTGTTGGAGACCATAGATTAAATCAATACTTTTAATTTTATAAAGGTTAACATTATCACTATAACTATGTATAATATTACTATGTGGAAATGTATCGGAAATAATTTGATTCATTGAGGGATGGTTCATTGAGGGATGGACTTGATTATTCATTTTATTGATTGAGTTTTGTGGTTGGTTAATCATTTTATTTATTAATTTATTATTTACATGACAATTAAATAATAAATTCAAATCAATTTTTATTATAATTAAAGTGTGTGAAAACACCTAACTAAAATATGTGTTTATACATTTGAATAACCTTTTCTTTTTGTTCGTTATAATCTACAATTGGAGGAGGATAATTAATATTTTTAAAAAGTGTGTAATCCGAATACCATCTATGAATAGATTTAGATGGAACATCTCTTAATTCAGGAATCCATTTTTTAATATATAATGCGTCATTGTCATACTCTTTAGATTGTATCCAAGGATTAAATACTCTAAAATATGGTTGTGAATCAGCACCTCCACCCATAATCCATTCCCAATTTCCGTTATTACTTGCGACATCATAATCTGTAAGTTTTGATGCGAAATATTGTTCTCCCTCTCTCCAATCAATCAATAATGTTTTAACTAATACACTAGCAACAATTAACCTGGCTCTATTATGCATATATCCTGTAATATTTAATTGTCTCATGCCTGCGTCTACAACAGGAAATCCAGTAATACCATTTTTCCAAGCATTTAAAAATTTAATATTGGACTTCCATTTAATTTTATCATAATTAGGTTTTAATGAATGACCTAGAACATGAGGGAATGAGAATAAAACATTAGCGTAGAAATCTCTCCATATAAGTTGTCTAATCAAATCATTATATTTTTTATTTTTAAATGTGGAAAATACTTCACGAATCGAAATACAACCAAACTTAATATATGCGCTTAATTGAGTTGTAGGATAACTTAACTTATTATGACTTGTGGAATAGTGATTTTGAGTTTTAATTGTGTTTTTTAACATTATTAAACCATTATGTCTACCACCTAAAACTAAAATATTATTATTTATTTTTGTAAATTTGGTAATTGCGGATGAAAGAGAAATAGAATTTTGTAATTGTGAATGTTTTTTGTTATTAAACTTAATTTTTTTAAATAAAGATGGAGGCTGAATTTTGTGGGTTAATGATTTATTATAATAAGGCGTGAATTTTTGATATGGAGTTCCTGATTCATTTAAAATAGAACCTGGAATATTTAAATAATAGTCATGATCGAAAACACATTTAATATTAAGTTTGTTACATAACTCTATAATACTTTTGTCACGGTTAATGGCATAAGGTGTATAATCACAATTAAATATAACAACATCAATATTAAATTTGTCGACACATTGTTTAATTATTTTATTATTTTCACCAAAAAATGTGTATAAAGTTCCGTCTTGTTGATGTATGTTAACGGATAAATCATCCAAACTTTGAATCATGAATTGGACTGAGTTATATGACTTATATGGATTAATATTTGTTACTTGTTCAGGAGTAAAAATAAAAATGGGGTATATGTTGTTACAAATAACATTTGCCATATTTAAACCGTTATTATCTATAATTCGTAAATCTCTACGGAAAATAAATAGACCGTTTTCATATTTCATTTATATTATTATTTAATAAAATAAAAATTAAAGGTCAATACTTACGGTGTTTTTATCTGATTTGGTTCTTCGTTTGCTACGCTTTGGAATATTACCTCCAGATTGTAATTCTTTTAAATCACTAATGCTTATTGTACTGCTATTATTATCTAGTTCAATTGGCTGTGTTTGTTCTTGAATATTAATAGTTTTTGTTTTTAAACCGGCTAAAATGTCATTAATATCACTTGGACCTTTCATTTCAGCACGTGTATGTTTTTGCTCTACTTCATTATGTTTGCTTTCTCTAAAATTAATACCGTCATCAACAAAATGGTTTTGATGAGTGTTGGACCTATAATCGCCACGAGCGGCATAATTATTATTTCCTGGTCTATTTAATGGAGGAGGTATTGAATTTGTCCCCTGTGTTGCCATTGGTGGAGGAGGACCATTTCCAGAATAATTTTCTTGTTGAGGATTCATAACTCCATTCATAAAACCTGAAAGTCCAGGGTTAGATTGACTCATGGAATTAACCGCCGCACTTTGGAATTGTTTCATTAAATCTGGATTTTGGCGTAAGATATCATCCATACCAGGCATTGCGCTTTTAAACATTGTATTTGTCATATGAACCATCATTGCACTTCCTCCAAGTTGAAACATTAGTTTTAATTCAGGGGCCATAGTTGCTCGTGATTTATATTTATCGTATAATTCTCCAAAAATATCATCATAGTCAGTTACATTTTCGTTAATTTGTTCTCCCCATCCATCAAGTTTAATATCAAACGGGTCAAATCTATTATTTAAAAATTCAATGCCGTTAACTATTGCCATAAGCATATTTCCTTGGAATTTAACAGAGTTCGATTTGGTTTTTTCTTCCATGATAGTTTCATATTCACCTTGCATTTCAGCAAGTGGTGAATCCATATTATACTTTTTGGATAAGTCAACTCCTTTTTTTTCTAAAGCTTCTAATTTTCTTAAATATTTAAATTTTTCTTTTAATAATTCTTCTTTGGGTAATTGTATTGATGGTAAAACATTTTTATCTGGATTCATTGGAATATTATTAAATTTACCATAACCATCCCATGTTTTAGAATTCGAATTGTTTGTTTCCGCGGTAGATTTACCAATTGATTGTGTATCATTAAAATGAACGGTGTGTTTTTCAGTTTGTATTCCTCCTAAAAAGTCTTGTTTAGAATCATAACTTGTTGTATTTTCAGATAGGTCATTTAATTCACTTTCTAAATTGTTTAAGTCTTCTATATCAATATCACTGGATATTCTGGTGTTTTCTTTTACTTTATCATTCATTAAAAGTTCAATTCCTGACCCAAAATTAGATGATCTTAGTTCGTGGTCTCCTCTTGAGGAAGATAATTTTGTATCCCAGTCCAAATCTGAAATTTCGATAATATCATTATTCATTATTATTAAATAAATAGAACATTTAGTTTTAAATAAAACGAATCACAATATATATATTATGATTTGGGGTATAATTTGTTAGTAATATACCACATTCCTTGTAATAAAGAATCAGCTAAATCATCTTTTTTTTTGTGTGATTCAAAATGTGACAACATAGTTGAATTTGTTTTTTGTAATAATTCTAAACAAACACGAATACCTGTTTTTTTTCGATTATTATAAGTTGAAGTATTAAGAATTATCTCATCATCACTATTATGTGTATTTACATCATTTTTTAATTTATTAAATGCTGATATAAACTCTATTGTTTTCACATTTTTCATAATAAAATATTGAGCAATCATTCCTTGAATGGTTTTCATTCTATTTGCGATAGGACTTATTTGGTTTTCAATAATAACATGTGTAATTTGGTCATTTATATCATTACTATTTAATGAATAAAATATTGAATCCATTTTTGTATGAATATTTCTACCTATAGTAATCAAATCTATTTTCGAAGCATCAATATTTATAATTGGTTCAAAATATATGGTTTTAATATATGTATGTAGTAAGGATACCAAGTCAACCTTTTTAATAGGTTTTTCATACTTAACACAATATTTATCTGCTATTTCAAATAATTTATTAACTTTTTGTTTATTTATATAAGATATTTTTAATTCTGGTGGTGGTATTTTGAAAGAACCATTTTTTGCGTGCTTTAAACAAAAACAAGTATTATTTTTTTGAAATTTAGATGGTTTATTACAATTAAGATGTTGACAAATAAGCGTTTCTTCTTCTCCAACATTAATAATATCCCATTTAATTATTTTAAATTGCGACGAATCATTCGGTATAATTTCTAAAAGACAAAACGCCAAGTTTTTAATGCCTACATCAATACTAATTAACCGCATAATAATAATAAACTATAGGTTTTATTATTATATGATTTATATAATATATTTATTTTATGAGTTGGTTTTTAATTTGTTAATTTTGAAATAGAAGGAGATATAAGTCGTGCGTTTAATTGTTGTCTGCTCAAGTAAGGTGATTTTAAATCACTGTTACAATATCCATAACCAGGAGAACTTGAGTCAAATGTGGATTTATATAAATAAGGAACATTGCTAGATGGTGTATTATTTGTGTTTTCATGAGGAGTTAATCCTAAATCATAACATGCTTCTTCAGAATTATATTTCATAATTTGTAATCCGTTATTCTGTAAATATTGTCTATAAGACCAATTTGAATGTATATTTTCTTGTTGTTGAATTTGTTTATTAATAATTGCTTCTGGTTGCCAACTCGAAAAATTTCGACCATCACTCATTATAGGCGGGAAATTAAAATGGATATTATTTGAACCGGAATAGCATACACCCCAAGACATTTTATATTATAATAAGATAAAAATATCTTAATCACATCCAAGTAATTTTAATAATTCTTGTTTTTTTAGTTTGGATGAATCATTAATAAGACCTTTTTCTTGAACGATTGATTTTAGTTTTTGAATATTCATTTTTTTATAGTCGATATTCTTATTAGAATTTACATCTTCTTCTAAATTAGAAATATTAATGGTTTTAAAATTGATATCAGTAATTTTAATATTCGAAATACCATCAGTTACATTTTGTAATATTGAATCATCTATTATTACATGTTTTATGTTTTCAGTATTTTCAGAATTTGATAAATTTTCTAAAATAGGGGTATCATGGTTATCATCACAAGTTATATCGTCGCATGGTATATCATCATCGTTATAAGTTCCAATGTCAATATCAAACGCTCCATCAGTTGAAACGGATTCATCATCATTTATTTTTTTTTCTGGAGAATTACATTTGAGCGGAGACTTCCATTTTTGGTGGTCTATATTATCATCATTAGTCGTTTCGTCGTCGTCGTTGTCGTCGTCGTCGTCGTCGTCGTCACTACACGAATCGTCATCGCATGTTACTTCGTTGTCAGTACTTTCACTTTCGGAATCATTAAATGATAAATCGTCGTCAGAGACACAAATCTTTTCTTCGTTTAATATTTTGATTGGATTTTCTGAAGTTTGTTTTGTGTCGGTTAATTGTTGTGCTATAGTTGTGACTAAACTAAACATAGAGTCTAATTTATGATTTTGTTCTTTTATTTTAGTTTGAACATAATATATTAGTATTCCACTAATAAATAATACAAACACGAAAAAAAATATAAATGCGGAGGTTGTAGTGAATAAATAATCTTTTATAGCCATTATTATAAAAACAAATATATATTTATATCAATAAATTAACGAATAATATTTTCGATATTTTCCAATATTTCAATTGGAAAATTTAAATCGTGTAATACTTGAAGCCCACCCTTAACTTCAGAAATACCTTCTTTTAATAAATAAGTATATATGTTTTTATTCGTGGTGGTCTTTAATGTATGCATATTATAATTTTTAATGTTTACATTTTTATTTAATTTTTTACACACCTTAATAAAATGTGTTGTAAGTAAACATGACACATTTTTAAATTCAACTAAATATTTCATAAATGATGTAGCACTAATTACTGCTTCAGTATGGTTTGTACCTGAAAACAACTCGTCAAATATACATATATGTTTATCGTTTTTAAATTGATGAACAATATCTAGAATTTCTTTACATCTTCGTGACTCTGCTTGAAATAAACTATCTCTACCTGATGTGTCAGGTATGTTTAAATAACAGTGAATATATTTATATGGATATAAAGTTGCGGAATCATAAAATCCACATCCAAATTGTTGTGATAAAATAATATTTATAAGAGTTGATTTAAGTATAGTTGTTTTACCAGATGCGTTTGGACCAGTAATAATAATATTTTTTGAAAATTTAATATTATTTTTGATGGGTGTTTTGTTCATTAAAGGAGCATAATAATTATTTTTGATTTTGGTTTTGTTTTTTATGTTTTTATGAATAAATTTGGCAAAATTTATTTTACCTATATTTATATTTTCAATTAATCCTTCAAGATTGGTTATATATCCATTAAACCCAAACGAGTATAAAAACGCATCATTATATGTTTTATCATTATATAATTCGTAAAAAGATTTTAGAATAACACCCATTTCACAAATCTTTGAAAATGAAACTTCATAATTGGTTAATTTATTTAATTTGGTATTAAACTCGCATAATATATTAAGGTTGTCTACAATTGTATTATTAAATTGGTTATAGGTTGAAAGTTGTTTTGAATATAATAAAAAGTTATTCATGGTTTGTTCAGTATGTTGAATGTATTTGCGAATGGAAAAGAGAGTTTCATGAATTATTTTCATGTTTGTATTAAATTTAATACAATAAGCAATATTCTGATAAATGCTTAATAAATAAAAAGAAGCAGAAATTAAAATATATATTTTTTGTTCTATTTTTACACTATTAAATTGTGTAAATAATTTCCCGATTGGTTGGTTTGAAATAATAACTTGTAATATGTCGACATATTCTTTAAAATTTAATTGAATACCTTTCATTTTTATAATACAAAATGGAATAATAAGAATAATTAAAGGAGTTAATAGTGATAATACGGGTGATGTAATACTATAAATGCTTGTAATCCGAAGAAACTCTTCGGATTTATTTAAAAAATCAAGCATATCCCATTCAACATAATTATATTTTTGTTTAAATCCAGTATCATTTTTAATTTCATCCCATAAAGATATAATGTTATCGTAATCATATGTATGATTTAATGAGTTATACTTTTTTAAAATGTCTTGAGTATCTGTTAGGAACGCAATATCTGTGGTGTAATATTGAGATATTTGATTAATTATTTTTTTAGAAAAACAATTGTTAGATTTAAAAGCAAAACTATATATATTTATTCCGGATGGATCAATTGTGTCTACAAGTTCTAAATCCGAAATAATATTATCATTTAATTTTAATTTATGTTTATTATAAAAAACGGGTATTTTAAAATGGTCATCGATGCTATCTATTTTTGACATATGTTGTATATCAAAAATAGATATTTTAAAAAGGTATAATACGAGTTAAATATATTTAGTTCTTAACTTTGTTGAATATTAAAATTAGCAGGCATTTCATTAATTTGACATGAATAGTGAGTTTCAATTTCTTTAAGTTTACAAATATCTCTACGGGTTACTAAATTAATTCCTACTCCCTTACGACCCCATCTACCACTACGACCTATTCTATGAAGATATTTATGAACACATCCGGTAATATCAAAATTAATAACAACACTAACTTGTTGAATATCAATACCTCGTGCGGTAATATCAGATGATATTAAAACACGATACTTTCCATTTTTAAAATCAGCAAATGATTTATCTCTTTCCGATTTTTCCATATTGCTGTGAATATAACATACAGGAAAACCATCCTCGTACATGGCATCATATAATTTAGACACCCTATTTACACTATTACAATAAATAATACATTGGGATAAAGAAATATATGAGTATATATCTTTTAAAACTAAATACTTTTGATTATCGTCATCAATCGCTATAAAATATTGAGATATACCTTCTAATGTAAGCATATCAGCCTTTACACATATTTTTACAGGATTTCTCATAAATTTTGAGGTAATTGAATAAATATTACTTGGTAAAGTAGCGCTAAATAATGAAACTTGAATATTACTATTAAAATATTGGAAAATATTATATATTTGTTCTTTAAACCCTTCAGATAACATCTCATCTGCTTCATCAAGAATAAGTAGTTTAATATCATAACTGGTAATTTTGCCACGACGCATCATATCATATACTTTACCAGGACAACCACAAATTATATGTGGTACATTTTTATCTGTGGTTTCTTCAATATATGTTCCTCCGAATAAAGTGAATACTCTTAATCCTGACATCATTCCGCCTATATTATTTATAACAGACGCAGTTTGGCTACATAGTTCTCTTGTTGGTGATAATATTAATACTTGTGTAAAGTTGTCTGCTAAATTTATTATAGATAATGCACCAATAGTAAATGCGGCTGTTTTACCAGTTCCAGATTGTGCTTGCGCAATAATATCTTTACCAACTATTATAGGTTTAATAGCTTTACATTGAATCGGGCTTGGTTTTTCAAACCCATAAGCATAAATACCTCTTAATATATCATTATCTATATCTAATTCATCCCAATTTGTAATGTTGTATAACAATGGGTCATAGTTACATTCATCTATTTCATTATCGACGGTTTCTGAAGTATTGCTTTTTTCATTATTATTGTTGTTAAAATTCATAATTATATTTAATGATTATATAGTTTTTAAGCACATTTATAACTATTATATTAAAAAAATGGTATAAATGAAAGCTTTAAATGTATACTAAATATGTCATTAACAATTGTAAAATATACCCTTAATGATTTTGAAAATATTAAATTTGAAGGGTTTGATTTTAATATACCAGATAAAACACTTGCGTTTATTTCAGAATTAGCGTCACTTGTAGGGTCGCCAAGTTATATTAAAACTCCTATTTTTAAAAAGAGAGTCCTAGATAACCCTATTAACACTAAAAAGGAAAATAAATCTTTAGATAATTGGGGTTCTGTGAGGAATAATACATTTCAAGCTACTAAAATTGAACAAAAACAGGGATTAGAACTTCAAATAGATCTAATCCGGTCACACCTAAATAAGATATCGGATAAGAATTATATAGATTATCGTAATAAAATAATTGAGATATTTGACGAGTTGGTTAAAAATAATATTTCAAATGAAAACATGATGCGTATTTGTTCAAGTTTATTTGAGATTGCGTCAAACAATAGGTTTTATTCTAAATTATATGCGGATTTATATTCTGATTTAATTACTAATTATGATGTCATGAATCAGATTTTTGAAAATAGTTTAAATTCATTTATGGAACTATTTGATAACATCGATTATGTTGACTCTGGTGTTGACTATGATAAATTTTGTAAAAATAACAAGGATAATGAACGAAGACGCTCATTAAGTGCTTTTTTTCTTAATTTAATGTATAATAAAATAATAAGCAAAGATAAATTAATAGGTTTATTGGTAAACTTATTAAAACAGGTGTTTATCTTTATTAAAATCGAAAATAAAAAAAATGAAGTTGATGAGTTGACTGAAAACATCGCATTATTATTTAAAAAGGATTTGATTGATAATACAGTAGATATACAAATAGAAGGCATGACTTTGATTAAAAGTATGGAACATTTAGCAAAGAGTAAATCCAAAACATATTCTAGTTTATCTAACAAGTCTATATTCAAATATATGGATATATTAGAACTTTAATTCATTCTATTTTTATAAAGGTTTATTTATTTAAAGAATAGTTGTAAAATTAAAATGATTATTATTAATATATGAAAATATACTATGGAATCACTAACAGTCGAATTGATGTTACTAATATTTGTTTATTAAAACTATTAAATAATAATATTATTAATATTCCATCCGGAGATAGAAACAGAGAAAATTATTTTACGGACCCTTTACCTGGAATTCTAAAAAAAATAATAATATTAAATGACGATATTTCAAGCGAATATGATACTTTTACACAAATAAAAATAAATACAATAAATAATACAATAACTACTATAAATGGTAATGATATTAATAACAAACTAAATAATATATATTCTAAATTAAAATTAAATTATGGTAATTTTAGTGAAGAGTTACCTGAACAAAGAATGGTAGTTAGATATTTAACTGGAAATGAAAAAGTTTTAGAAATTGGTGGAAATATTGGAAGAAACTCCTTAATTATCGCTTCTATATTAGAAAATAGTAATAATCTTGTTACATTAGAAAGTGATGAAAATATAGCAAAACAATTAAAAACAAATAAGGATTTGAATAATTTAAATTTTCATATAGAAAGTTCTGCGTTATCGAATAGAAAACTAATTCAAAAAGGTTGGGATACTATACCGTGTGATACTTTAAAAAATGGTTATAGTTGGGTTAATATTATTACATTAGACAATTTAAAAAGTAAATATAACATTGAGTTTGACACATTAGTATTGGATTGTGAAGGTGCTTTTTATTATATTTTAATGGATATGCCTGATATATTAAAAAACATTAATTTAATTATTATGGAAAATGATTATCACGATGTATCACAAAAGAACTATATTGATAAAATATTAAGTAATAATAATTTTAGTGTACATTATACAGAAAGTGGAGGATGGGGTCCCTGTTACAATAATTTTTTTGAAGTATGGAAAAAATAGGCAATTAAATGTTACACGATTGTTGATTTATGGCATTAAGCGTGCTATTTTAAATATTCAATGGTGTAAATATACCTAACAAAAACTCGTTAGGTATATTTTGGGGTTAGATGTTTTCTCATTTTAAACACTCTATACTTATATTTTTTGAATGAATACTTGACTTGCTACTTCTCTCAAATATTTTATTCTTTTATGATACCCAGTTAAAAATCCATCTATACCTCTTTGTGTCAAATCAGGACCACCCCATCCATAATCATCAAATATCATTATACCATTTTTTTTTAATTTTCTAAAACTTAAAACAGCATCTTCAAGGA